CTCTGATAGAATGCCGGCATCTCCTCCCATGTGTAGCGCTTCGTCGTCACGGGCCAGCCCCGCCCGCTCGCCCTCCACTCCACCCGCATCGCAATCGGAGCATCCAGCAGCCCCTTGACCAGATCCTCCCCCTTCCTCTTGTTCGCGTACGTGTACCCGCTGAACCCAACCACCGGCTTCCTGCCCCCCCTCTCCTTTGAAGGAGAGGGGCCGGGGGTGAGGTGGCCGGGGGTGAGGTTGAACCTCTCCCTCTCCAACGGAGGCCTTACCTGCACCGTCGGCCCATACCCCCGCAACATATCCGCATACATCCCCGCCGTCGCCACCCGCAGCTGCACCCTCTCACCCACCGAATCGAACAGCCGCGCCTTCGCATTCCCCGCCGGCTCCTCCTCCCGATGCGTAAAATACGCCGCCACCGGCACATCGGGCCACGGCTTCATCCGCGGCGCCTCGAAATACCCGCTCAAATACAGCACGTCGCACGGAGACGCACCCGCCCCCAGCGACCACCCCAGCCCATCCCGCAAATACCGCGCCATCCTCGGCACGATCCGCTCATCATTCGGATTTTGACAAACTACATGCACCCGCAACGCCATTCCACTCTCCCTGTCCACAATGTCCACCTCTTCCCCCTCTCCACAAGTGGAGAGGGGGTTAGGGGGTGAGGTGTAGGTGGGTCCTACACTACGGGGTGACTAGCTCCCGCTCGACAGATCGACCTCAATAAACGCGCTCGGCCGAATCAGCCCGAACGCCCCCCGCATCTCAGCCAGGAACATCACCATGTTTCTGGTGAAATAGTCCTCGTGCTGAGTACTCACTTGGAGCGTCGCAATCTCGCGATCCCACAACACTGCCTTGCGCCAATCACCGAGCAGCCCAGTACCCTCGGCAATTGTCTCGCTCTCCACAATCGGTATGCCCCACAACTGCGGCCGCCCATTGTCCAACGGCCCGCCCCAGTAGTACCGGTTGTTGCCATCCTTCAACAGCTCGATGGTCTCCCAGTCCGCGGGGTTGATCATCCATGCCGTCGGCCGCACCCGCCCGGTCGTCAACAGCGCCGTTTTCGCCTTGCGCGTCGTCGTCAGGATGTCAGTATCCCAGGCCTGCGTCAGTATCCCCGACGTGTTCAGGATGCCGGTGAAGTGCTCTCCGGTCCCATCCCCATTGATGATCTGATCCTCAAGCTCTTCTGCGATATCGGCCCGCAGCTCCTGGTCGATGATCCCTCGGATCTGCGATGCATCCGATAGGGCTCTCGTGGTCGCTGGAATGGTAGCCGCAATGACCTTCACTGCCTCTGTGACCGTTTCCCATCCCAACTCACCTTCAGGTTTCAGGCCAGACACCTCGCCTGTTGCGCCGGAATAATCCGCAACGTTCGCCTCGGCCACGGGCGCTGCAGCCGCATATTTGACAGTCTGCCGCACGAATTGCACCAGGTCGCTCATAGTCTGTCGAACCGAGATCAATCCGCGCACAGTCAGCGCCTGTCGTCCCAGCGGCTCATAGATCCCGGTATAGTCAGTCTGGACGAACGCCCCCGCACTTGTGTCGCTCTCGCCCGTGATCAGGGTCTTTCGCCCGATACTCTGCGGGAACAATCCGAAACCGCTGTACATGACCGGGTCGGAAGTGAATTTCATCTGATCCGATACCCTGCCTCCCGGAGCGAACTTCTTGCAGAACGCATTCCAAGCGGGATCGCCAACGAACTGCTCGCCAATCGTTCCCTTTGCCGGCACCCCTGGCGCACCAGACTGACCATGACTGTCGCCAATCCAGGCACCAAGCTGCTCCACCTGCTTCCGCAGGGCCTCGTCTCCATCGAACTCCTTTTGGAGATGAATCACCTCGTCGCGAAGCGCCTTGACTCGCTCCGTCTCTCCATCAGTGAGGGCGCGCGAACCTGCATCAGCGGCTGCAAGAATGGATCGAATCTCCTCATCAGCACTGCGCGTCTTCTTCTCAACCATTTGTCTGAACATTCGTTGCCTCCAAATTTTTCCTTATCTGTGACACTTCTTGTGCCATGCTCCGCGCCATCTCGTCGTCGATGGTGCTCGTCCCTGGGCTCCTCGCCTTACCGCTCCCGGCATCGCCGGGCCCGGCCTCGTCTTGGCCCGAGCCTTCACCCTCGCCGCCGCTCAACATTTTCACTTTCTCCGTCAATTCCCTGACCTGCCTCTGCAAGTCCACCACGTCCACCCCGTACTGCTTCACCGCGATCAGCTCCGTCTCCGGGTTCATCCCCACCAGACACGGCCCCACCTCCAACAGATCCAGCTCCCGCAGCTCGTAATAGTGCTGCTTCGTGCCTTCCTCCGTCTTCTCGACGAACCCACCCTCCACGACGTCATAAGCAAAACTGAACTCGGCCAGCAGGCCCTTTTTCATCTTCTTCCACACGCGCTGCGCATACGGCTCGTCCATCTCGAGTTGGCCCTTGACACGCAGCCCCTCGTCCGTTTCTTTCGCCTCCAGCACGTAGCCGACATGCGCGTCCAAATTGTCCCACTGGTGCGCGAACACGACCGGAATCGGGCGCCCCTTCTCCTCCCAGGCGCCCAGCGTATTCTTGAACGCCCCCGGCAGAATCTTGTCCCCGCCCCGATCCACGTTATTGAACACAGCCACCAACGCCTCGAAGACACCGGTAGCTTCATCCATCGCCTTATACGTCGCCGAAAACGCCTTACGTCTCACCATCCCGCCCTCCTATCCTTTCCCCCCTCTCCTCATGAGGAGAGGGGCCACCCTGGTCTTCCAGGGGAGGGGTGAGGTCACACCCCGAACGTCACACTGCACTCACAATTCGCGTTATCGTCCGCCCCGCCAATCGGATCCCCCGGCCACATCATTCCATTCGAGAACCGTTGCCCTATCGGTACCGTCTCCCCATTCAACCTCGCATGCGCCGCCCGGGGATTCCCCGAATTCACTTTCCATGTCTTCGTCCGCAGCCCCGCCTGCGCCGCCCCACTATGCGCACCGAACGCAGCCGCCGCCGTCGTCGCCCACAGGGCCAACATCGGCGCCCGCCACGAAATCGCCTTCTCGAACACCTCTTTNNCCGGCTCCAACCTCTCGAACGACGCCCTCAGCGCATCCAGCGTCCCCTGATTGATATTCTCAGCCGCAATCCGCGAGTTCTCCATCAGCCAGTGCAGCAGCCGGGCCTCATCCAGCTCCCCCAGACCCATCTCCTTCGCCACGTACCGCGCCCACTCCAGCGCCGTCGCCACATTCAGCCGGAAATGATCCTCGAACAACTCCCGATTCCACCGATCCGCATCCCACAACACCTCCGGATCGATAGCCTTCCCCCCCTCTCCTGCCGGGGGGTGAGGCGCTTTTGGATAGAATCGTGCTCCTCTGCCGCTCGAAATGCCGCACCAACACCCGCGTCCACTTCTCCCGATACCGCACCCGCAACTCCGGCAGCGTCGGGTCTATTGTCCCCCCCTCTCCCTTGATTGTCCCCCCCTCTCNNGGGCCGGGGGGTGAGGTTCCATCCCCACAGCAACTCTTCCCATCCGGCGCGCTATCCCTCGGGCTTGCCTGCCCGCCGATCAACACATTTAGGGGCGTCGCCAGCTCCTCCGCATCCCCGCCCATACTCGGCATATTCATCAACGCCCGCGCCTCGTCCGGCGTCATCCACGGCCGGCCCACCGCGCTCTGCAAGCCCTGCACCTGCTCGTCGAAGCTCCCCTGCAACTTCTCCTGGATGTTGAACTCCACATACACCCCGTCCACGTCCCCGAAATCCGGCAGTAACTGCAACTGAATATCCTGCTCGATCATCGCCAACCACGGGCCCAGGCTATCCTGATACAGGTGTTTGTGCTGCTCCTTGATGTTGCTGAAAGTGGAGTGATCCAGTATCCCCACCATCGGCAGTGGAATGTGGTACGCTCTCGCGCACTCCTCCCGCGTCAATTTCCGCCCGGCCAGATACTCGCTCTCCTGCGCATTGAACGTCGCCTCTTTCCACGTCATCCCCTCTTCGAGGATCGCCGTCTTCCCGCTGCTCGCCGCCCCGGAATACAGGGCCTCGAACTCCTGTTTGAAGCGCTCCCTGGCCGGCGTAGACCATTCCGCAACCTCGATCGGCCGCTCGATGATCCCCCCCATCCGAGCGCTGTTCTGCCAGAAATGCTCCCGATAATCGCCGGCAGCCGCCTCCTCCGCCAGCACCCGCCGCAGCGTCTCCAGCGGCGACAATCCTTTCACGGCGCTCTGCGCGTTGTAGCCCCAGATATGGATTATCTCATCCGGGCCTACAACCATCGGCGGCCGGCCAATCAGGCTTATTTCATACCGACGCGCGAACAGATCCCCGTACACCTCCACATATGCAGGAGGTATTCTCAACAACCCCATCCGGCCATCCGGCCCGCGCACCTTCCACAGGTACGCGTTGAAATAGATGCCCAAGTCGCTCATCAGGTTGTTGATCATCCGATACCGGGTCACTTTCGCCCACGCCGGCAGCGGGTTCTCGATAATCTGCGCCAACGGATGATCACGCAACCTCACCCGATCCGTATCCGACACACGCCGAAACACATGCAGCCCGAGCTGGGCGATGTTCC